TATAATTAATTCTTTTTTCTAAAAAAGAATTAAAGATAAATATAATAATTATTATAACATGTGTGGAATTTGCGGATTCGTTGGAAATAGGTCATCGATTACTTTAAACGATGAAACTTCAATGGGGGAAAAGAGAAAACGTATACTTGAATTGTCAAAGAGAATACGTCACCGTGGACCAGATTGGAATGGTATCTATACAGATAAAGAAAATAATATTTTAATAGCTCATGAGCGACTTTCTATAGTTGGTGTAGATCATGGTTCACAACCAATAATCGATAATGATGACTATATTTTGTCGGTCAATGGAGAAATTTATAACTATCAGGAATTGTATAAAACTGTCTTACACAATAAATATATTCCGAGTACCAAAAGTGATTGTGAAGTTATTATTCATTTGTATAAAGAATTTGGTCCTGATTGTGTCAAAATGTTGGATGGAATCTTTTCGTTTATTCTTTACGATAAGCTTAATAAAAAAGTGATGGTTGCAAGAGATCCAATCGGTATTATTCCGTTGTATTATGGTCATAATGAAGATAATGAGATTATGGTGGCATCTGAAATGAAATGTCTAATTGATGATTGTAAAACAATTGATTTATTTCCACCAGCACATTATATGCTTATTGAAACCGAATCATCATCAGCTCATATTTTAGGATTTATTAAATATTTTAATCCAAAATGGGATAACCCTGAATACACTATGTATAAAGATCAACAACTTTTAGAAAAAGATTTAAGAACAGGATTAACAGAATCTGTTAGAAAGAGAATGATGGCTGATGTACCCTTCGGTGTTCTACTTTCAGGAGGATTAGATTCAAGTCTTATAGCTTCTATAACAAATAGACTTCTTAAATCTAATCCTTCTGTATGGGGGCAAAAACTACATACATTTTCGATTGGTCTTAAAGGAGCACCTGATCTCATTAATGCCCGAAAAGTAGCAGATTTCTTGGATACAATCCATCATGAATTCCATTTTACGGTTCAACAAGGAATAGATAGTTTAGAAGATTTGATTTGGCATCTTGAAACTTATGATGTTACCACTATACGTGCTAGTACTCCTATGTTTCTTATGTCTCGTCTGATTAAATCTCTTGGAATTAAAATGGTACTGTCTGGTGAAGGCGCCGATGAAATTTTGGGTGGGTATCTATATTTTCATAATGCACCAAGTAGTAAAGAATTTCATAATGAGTGTGTTAAGAGAGTTAAAGGTCTACATAACTTCGATTGTTTGCGGGCAAACAAATCGACTATGGCATGGGGAGTTGAAGCTCGTGTGCCATTTTTAGATAAGGCCTTTATGGAAATGGCAATTCCAATTGATCCAGAACTAAAACTTAGTAAAAGAAACAGTGGGGATAAAAATAAAATAGAAAAATATATTTTGAGGAATGCATTTTCATACGATGATAATGGAGAACCCTATTTACCTGATGAAATTTTGTGGAGACAAAAAGAACAATTTAGCGATGGAGTTGGATACAATTGGATTGATGGTCTTAAAGAATTTGTTGACTCACAAATTACCGATGAGGAATTTGAAGAAAGTGTTAAAGATAGTAAGTATAAGAATGATTTACCTAAAAATAAAGAAGAATTATATTACCGACGTATTTTTGATAGTATATTTACAGATAGAGAAAAGATTGTTCCACGTTGGATTCCTAAAACTGAATGGGATGGTGTTGGTTATGATCCATCAGGTAGGGCACAACAGGTTCATATAGAAACTGTATAATTATCAATTAATATAAAATTGATATTGATATTGAATTTAATAAATAATATTAAGTAAATTCATTATGAATAACATCCCTAATAATGATGTATATTTTATTCATTATTCATCTAAAAAGGAATGTGATAATTTTAAACTAATTTTTAAAGGTTTAATCGGTCATAGTTGCTGTAAAGGTAAAGGTGTTCATGTAAAAACTTATAATGGATTAACCGTAGATAATGATGAAATTTATGAAAATATTAGAAAAGAATATAAGAGTAAATAGAAAATATTATTATAATTATGAAATTTTTAATTTTTTTTCTTAATATATACATTATTTTAGGCGCAAAATGTCCTAAAAACAATTGGAATTGTCCTAAAAGTGACCAGTGTATATTAATTACTAATGTTTGTAATGGTTATAAGTTTGATTGTACTAATGGTGCTGATGAAGATCCTAAATTATGTAAAAAATGGGATTATAGTGTGTATCCTACTACAAGTTTATCTCCTACTACAAGTTTATCTCCTACTACAAGTTTATCTCCTACTACAAGTTTATCTCCTACTACAAGTTTAACTTCTACGACAAGTTTATCTCCTACTACAAGTTTATCTCCTACTACAAGTTTCAGTTATGATAGTCTATTTAAAAAAACTATAATTAAAAAGAGAAATAAAAATTATATTTTTATAATAGTTATAGGAATACAATTAATAATAATAATTGTATTAATAATAAAGATATATACTCCTTTAGATAAAGATAAAAACTATAATACAATTGATAAAATTTATAATAGCACTTATTTAGAACCAACTAAACTTAATGAAATGTATGAAACAATACCTGAATACGAATCGGTCTTATAAACTTTTAATAAAAGTTTTAACAAAATCTATAATTTTTTGGCGAAGCTTTTTCTTAAAAAGCTTATTAAAGTATTAGTTCTACAAGCGTTAAAATTATAAGTAAGGCCATTGATTTATTATCTATTATTATTTTTTGTATTTCTTTTCCGAATAAATGACCTATTATAGGTATATCATCAATTCTTTTTATATAATCTTTATTCATTATGGATATTGCAAAATTTCCGATTATAAAAACAAGTGACGCTCTTAATAATCCCATTAATATATATAGATTATTTTATTTTAGTTATAACAACATATAAAGTATGATGGAATTGATATTGATAAAATTATAAAAATTACAAGTAATATTATAATTGTTATTGTAGTCATTTTATACATTAAATAATTACTTTTTAAATAATAATTACAATTTTACTAAATTTATTTTATATATGTATATTATAGAATGGCTAAATCTGTTATTAATTTTGATATTGTAAATTGTGTATTATTGGTTGTTATTTTAATTATTGTTATAATATGCTGTATGAAAAAAGAAAATTATAAAAACAGCAGTAACCCCCCCCCTACTGTTAGTGCTCCTAATTGCAAGAGCTCTAATCCATGTAGCCATCTACGGGGGAAGGATGGACATAGACAGTGTAGTCTAAACAAATGGAAAGAATGTGCAGCAATAAACGGAAGTAATTTTTGTAAAGCAAGACAGATACAAGCTGAAAACTCAACAGAACCAATGAAAGTTTGCGATACAAATGAAAGAGGTTGGAAATGGTATGATCCGAGACTCGGGCCAGTGGTACCACAAGTTAATTATGGGGTACCACAAGTTACTTATGGGGGGCCACAAGTTGCTTATGGGGTGCCATAGACCACTATGACTTATAGGCCATGAGTCTCACCTTAAAGCCATAGTCGAAAAACTTGTATATTAAACTGCCATAGGAGCTTTAATATTTTTATATGGACAATAATCTAGTAATTTAATATCTTCATATTTATAATCATAAATACTATCTAAACCACCACATTTAAATATTAATTTAGGAAAAGGTCGGGGTGTTCTTTCTAAGTTTTGTTTAACTTGATCAATATGATTCTTATAAATATGTGTATCTCCAGTTATAACTGTTAGTTTTCCTGGAGATAAATTAATATCTTTAAGATTACAAATCATATTTACTAAGAATGCTCCAGTTAATGTATTCCAATTATTAGCCAAGAAATAATCAGAGCTTCTTATATAAATTTGTAAGTTTAATTTTTTATGCCTTGTATCGACGTAAAATTGGTAAAAACACAAACACGCTGGCAATGCAGCTTTGTTTATCGTAGCTGGATTCCATAAATTTATTATGATACGTCTACTATTTGGATCATTTTTAATTAAATATAGAACATACTCTAATTGGTCAAAGCCACAACCCTTATAATCTTGTTTACAGGTTTCATAAAATCCTCCATAATGTCGGAAATTAAATCCATATGTTTCCCCCATATCACCTTCCGGATAATGCCATAAACCACGTTTATCTAAAAATTCACGGCTTGTATTTCCATTCCATATTTTAATATCTTTTTCGTTTAATATAGCATTATCGGTTTTACCACTAAGATAAAGCATCAATTCTTCAAAAACACCTCGTAAATATATTTTTTTAGTTGTTAATGCCGGAAAAGTATCTTCTAAATTATAGATAAATCTTTCTCCAAATAATGAATATGTTCCAACACCAGTCCTATCTTCAGTCTCAATACCCTTAGTAATAATATTATGAAGAGTATCTAAATATTGTTGTTCTTCTTTATTAACCCATTCTTCTACAGAACTATTATTTTTATTAACATATTCTAAATATCTATAATAAATATTATTTTCACTATAGAATTTTGATATATATGATAGTTTATATTTTTCTTTATCTATTTTATGAAAAAATGTATCGCATTCATAATCTTCATATACTTCCGTTATATAAATTTTAGAAATGCTGTCTGATTCTAATGCCAGCTTATATAATGATTCTCCGCCTATTATAAAAATATTACTAATATTAAAATTTTTATTTAATTTAGCAACTTCTAAAATGTCATTAAAATCATATTTAACAATTGTATCCTTATAAGATTCTATTTCATGCTTAAGACGAACATCTTTATTGCGTGTTAATACCACGTTTAATCTATTTTTTAATGGTTTATGTTTATCAGGTATAGAATCCCATGTTTTTCTTCCCATAACAACCATATTTTTAGTATAAGATTTAAATGTTTTAGATGTTATTTGCTGAAAATTTTTAAGATCATTTTTTAAGAACCATGGAATTTTATTATTATTTCCAATTCCGTTATTATTTTTACAATATGCAACAATAACATTCATTTATTAAATATTATTGTATATTTATTTTTTAAGTTTTTTAAAATTATTTATTTTTATAATTTTTATTTATTCTTGTAAAATTATTTTATATGTATATTATATAAAATGGTTTATAGTATGAAACGGAGTTTTAAGCGAGGAGGTTCAAGAAGTAATAAAAAAAGTAGAACACGTTCTGGAAAACAATATAGAGGTAATCCATCTTTTGCAGCAAAATTGGCAGCGTTTATTTTAGAAGGACTAAAAGATAAAAAAGTTAAATTTAGCAAAACTGGAGGCTTTTCTGATTCACAAAAACAAGTTACAGGGGTTTTGCCATATTTACATATGAATATTAAAGAGAAGAATGTTGTTAATAAATTTAAAGAAACTGAAAAAATGCGTGTTGGAGGATTATCAAAAATATGCAAAAAGAAAGGATTAGAAAGATCATTATCTTCTGTTAATTTTAATTGTGATAAACAATCCAAAAATGGTGTTCTTAGTGTTAATAAATCAATTGTTGATTCAATAAATAATAGATGGAATATTAGACGTAATGGCCGAAAACACTTAAGAGAACTTAAGAAATATATGACATGGCAAGTTAAGAACGGCGTTATCCCAGCCAAGAGTGTTGAATGGTCTAAAGGCTTATAAAAACTTTTTAAGAAAAAAGTATTTTGTTAAAACTTTTGGAAAAAGTTTCTTTTTGAAAAGCTTATTTTTTTAATAATTTTGAAAATAGTGATTCACTATAGAAATCAATAGTTATATTTTCTTCATCATCAGTTATGTATGTATAATAATAATTATATGGTATACTTAGCATTGTATTTTCTCTACAAATAATTTCAATATATTTTGCTTTCTCAATTAACGGATATTTAGTTGTATCTTGATTCCATAAATTTATAGGACTAATATCATTTTGCAAATATAAATTTTTCTGTTGCTCTGGTGTAAAAATAAAAAATCTTTTGGTTCCTTTAACTATATAAAACAAACGGCGATATTTATCTTGTCTTTTAATAAGACTTGTAGAATTATTAGGTTCTTTGTGTTGTTCATAATTACAATTAACAGTTAATGGAATATTATAATAATATAGATTTTTTTCAATATCATTATGATTTTCAAATTGGATGTTTGTGAATATACTTATGAGTTTATCTTGCATCATATTTTCAAATATATTTTTTTTAGGATTTTCATATTGTAATATTTCAAATGAATTACTTACTTTATTTATATGTATGTATTGAAAATAGCAAATTATACTTATAATAATAATAATAAATAGTAGTCTTTTCATTTATTTAATACTATATAAAAAACAAATGTTATATACGAATAATATTTAAAAATATAATAAAATGTATATTTATTATGAAGTCTTACTATATTATAAATAGTTATATTAATTCAATATTAATTTCAAGTTCTAAACCATTTTATAGTAAGGATGAAGCTAAACAAACTAAAGAAATATTAGATAATAATGATTCTATTAATGTTATATTTAAATGTAGACATGCTGAAAAAGATAAAAAGGGGAAAAAAGATAAAATGAAACTGTATAGTTATGCAACCGGATATTTATTACTCCCAAATAAATCAAACCCATATTATGGTATGGAGCGTTTAAATAAGGGTGATTGGTGTGATGATGTAGATGGGTGGTTTTATGATAAAATAGAATATGATAATTTAATTGAATTAGGTTATACTCTTAATGATAAATTTAAAATAGATTATTCAAACTATAATATAAATACTTTAGAAATATATTTTTATAATGATGGATTTGTTCTTTCACCAACTAAAGATTACAAATATTATGGACAAAAATATTTAATAGGTGGTACATGGTGTGAAAAACAAAACGGATGGTTGTTCTCAAACATCAAAAAATATAATAAATTTATTAAATTAGGGGCAATAGATCATGATACTGATACATTTATGGAATAAATATACATTTTATAACATATATATTTTATAAAAAGGTTTAAAGATTACACATTATATATAATTATAAATTAAGTAGCAAAAATGAGTGACAGTCAAGATAGAATTATAGGAACAGAACTAGGACAAGTTAAGTGGTTCGATAACAAATTGGGATACGGGTTTGTAACCGTACTTACTAATAAACACAAAGATAAAGATATTTTTGTTCATCAAACAAATATTTCTCCTTTAGAAACTGAATATAGAACACTTTCTAAAGGAGAATATATTTCTCTCAATATTAGTAATGATGATAAATTACAAGCCATGAACGTAACGGGTGTTCTCGGCGGATCTCTTCGGTGCGATGAGCCACGTCCACTTCCACGTGGAAGTCGCCGTGATAAACGAAATGACGCAGCAGGCGATGTTGTAAGTGAAAGTAGTCCACAATAATTAGTTTTTTTTATTAATTTTTATTTTTTTTGACTTTTTATTAAATAGTTTTTTACCTGAAATACTAACTAAATCAATACAATATCTATTATTACCATCAGGTATATTATGTCCTAAATGAGTGCCATCTTTTGAAATTATTCTTCCATTATTTAATTCTATTAAATTTTTTTTTACAATTTCAAATTCTCTAAATGATGGCCATCCATGTTTTTTTGTTTCAGTTAAAAAATCATTCATTGTGCGTCTTTTTGGGGCAACAAATAATAGTATACTTGTAACCGAATCATAAAATTTTATAGGGTTACCTGTTTTTTTTGCAATTTCTATTGTTTTTTTAAATTTTGGAAGTGTATCCCAATATCCTTTTTCTTCAGCGAATTTTTTATTATTGCACGCAATTTTTTGTGCTTTTACAGAATCAACGCCCCATCTTAATTTTTTTTGAACTTTTTTAATACACACTTTATTAATATGATAATTTGTCTTTTTACTTCTATTATTCATTAATATAAAACTATAATTTTTATTTTTAACTTTATAAAAAAATTAAGATTTATATTTAGGAATTAATACTATTATATATATAAAATTATGGAATCTAATGACATTTGGACAAACATAATTATACCATTACTTATAGGTCCGTTGTTTCTTTATTTAAAATCTGTTTATGATGTTTATATTAATAGAAAAAATGAACATAAATTGATGCTTTATAATAATAAATATGAACATTTAACTTATGTTTTAAATAATTTCTATTGGCCTTTATATTTAAAACTTCTTTGCATTACGCAACTCACTTACAATATACCATTAAAAAATGACTACGAATATTACTCAGATAGCGATGAATCTGATAATAAAAATTCTAATAATTTAGATAATGATAATTTTATAATAAATATTAAATCGAATAAGAATATAGTTTTAAATACTGAAACAATACAATTGATGGAATTAAATATGAATTTATTATTTCATGAAACAATAGAAATCATAGAAAAACACGTTTATAAGGCAAGATTAAGTAAAAATCTTAATAAACATATAGTACAATTTATTAAATATTGTAAAATAAGAGAAATTATTCGTGAAGGTTCAATAGATAAAAAATATAATATAGAATATTTTGGAATTAAAGATAATACAAAGAAATTACTTCAGTTAATAGAAACAGATGTCAATAATATACAAGAAAAGTATAACTGTTTAATTGAAAAAGGTCCATAGAAATAATATATACTAATTTATATGGCTGGAGGATTATTTGGTAGACCATTTGTATTAAATATTAAATGTATTATTTTTTCATTAATAATAATGGGATTATTCTTAGTTAAACCCGTTATTAAAAGCAAATTAATATTAGGCTTAATATTATTTATAATATTTGTTGTATCCTATGTTGCTATGGCATGGTATGATTTTTACTACAATTGCGATATACTACCATTACAACGTGGACAAAAATCATTAACTGGATTGCTTAAACCAGCTATTCATTCGCAAAAACAAATAAACTCTACAAATATGTCACGCGGTAATATGATGATATATGCCTCTCATATTCTATTCATTGTTCCACTACTAATGTATATCGCATATTATAAAGGAAAAGCAAACACAATGATATACCCAATTTTAATAGTATTGGGTATTTTTACACTCATATATCATGGTGGAGCTATTCTTCAAGGATCACATAATTTATAAAAAATTTTAATTAAAGATATATTTTTTTATGTAAACACATAGAATTACTTAAAGACCTAAATACTTAAAAAAGTATATGCTAATTATAAGTTTATTATTTTTATTTTTTGGTACTTTAGGAAATATAACTTATGTAAATTCAAATAGATATGATTTGCAAGAATATTTATTTAATAATCCATTAGATCTTATACCTGATGATGGAATTAATTTAACATTATCTTTAGTAATAAGAGCATTTAATAATATAGATCAAATAGACGGATCAATAAATATGAATGTATGGTTAAGATATAATTGGAATAGTAATATTAAATGGAATTCATCTAATTTTAATGATATTTCAAGTATAAATTTAAATACAAATCCAGATGCCGATAAATTTATTTGGACTCCTGATATATATTTATATAATACAGCTGAAAAACCTATGAATGAGTTAGATTATACTAAAGCAAATGTTTATTATGATGGTAATATTTTTTGGTCTCGTCCAGGACTAATTAAATCAACATGTATATTTAATTTAACTTATTTTCCATTTGATCAACAAACATGTAAATTAAAATTTGGTAGTTGGGCATATGATAATTATAATATTTATATAAATGATGTTCAAAATAATTCTATTGATATTTCTAATTATCAAGAACATGAAGAATGGAATCTTGTTGATTTTTATACAATTAAAAATAGTGTAATATATTCTTGTTGTGTAAATCCGTATCATGATTTAGAATTTTATTATACTATAAGAAGGAAACCAGCATACTATAATTTAAATATTATTATACCTACATTTGCCACCGCTACATTAATTATACTTACATTATTAGTACCATGGGATTCTGGTGAACGCATATCTTTTGCAGTAACTGTGCTTTTATCAATAATAGTGTTTCTTCTTATAGTTTCTGAAAATCTCCCAAAAACTGACAGCAAACCACTTCTTTCACTCATGATTATAGGACTAATCTATTTCTCACTCGTTGGAGTCATATTCACGATATTAATTAGTTGTATTCATGAAAGCATTAAAAATGATACTATTAAAGATAATAAAATAATGGTATATTTATTTTCAAAATGTAAATATATAAAATGTTGTATAAATAACCAAAGTAATACACTGCAAAATAAAGCTAAAATTGAAAAACATAATTCAAAAATATCAATGAATTCAATTAAAACAAATTCATCTTTATCAAGTGATAATAATTCAATTTATTCTATTAGTCCTATAGAACCTATAGAACCTATAGTTAATAACGAAAATATTGAAATTATAAATAAAAATAATGTTGAAAATAATGTTGAAATAAATGGGCAAAGTACTATTAATTTAAAAGAATGTAAAAAATTAACAATAAAAATAGAAAAAATATTTATACTTGCTTTTTTATTAAGTTTTATACTATATTGCCTAATTATATTTTTAAGTGTCCCTAAATACTAAGAAGTTTACTTAATTGTTCTCCTGATGGATAATTAATAATATTTGTCTTTTTCAATTTAATAATTTTCTTCTTTTCATGTACATTAATAAACGAGATTTCATCTTTTTTAATTGTATAATAATTATCATCAATAATAGAATTTATAAATTTATGAGCACAATTAATTTGTTCCATATCCCTAGCTCCAGTAATAATAATACTTCCACTTTGAAATATAGCTACAGTAATTTTTTTACATTGTCCATTTCCATTACCTGTTCCCTTTCCATTACAATACACATCGCAATAACATTTTCCTTTAAATGGATAATCTTTATAACTTTCATTAAAATAATATTTACTATTTACACCAGGATAAATACATGGTTCATAGGATGAAAATATATTATATTTATTACTAAGAAGATCTTGCAACACATTCCTTTTAATCTCAAATCCCAAATAATAATCACTATTAATTAATACAATTTTATAATCTTTAATTTTACATGTTGAATGAGCTAATAGTCCATTTTCAATTAAACTACTGTTGCATGTTTTACATTTGTGATGCTCTTCTTTACTACAAATATTACAAATGTAATGATCACATTTAGTTTCCTTAATATTATTGTGCGATACTAATTTATTACAAAATGTACATTCAATATTTAATTTATCATTACTCATTTTTACAATTTTTTCCTCGGATAAATCATCAAAATAAACACCTTTTAAATGTTTAATTCTTTCAATCAATAAATTAATTGAAATTTGTCCTTCATCGAAACTTTTTAGACCGGTCATCGAAACTGCCCCATTATTAAATAATTTTACATTGTTTCGCCGATCTTTTTTAGGTTCAACAATTATAGTGATTTGGTTGAAAAAAACGCGTTTCTTTTCTTTTGCCTTTTTAGATTGAATTTTCATATTTTCCCCTTTGGTAGTCTTACCATGCTCGATGTATTTAATCTTATCATCAATTTTCAAATATTTTGAAATAATAGTCAGATTAATGAACGAATTAATATTACACGTTGCAGTGTGTGTAGATATTCTTAAATCTGTTGGAGAAATATTCATGTCTTTATTTTATACTTAAAATATCCTTAAATTCATTTTGGAAATCAATTTTAAACTTTTAAGAAAAAGTTTTAACAAAAACATTATTTTTTTGGACAACCTTTTTCTTAAAAAGGTTAAAAAAGTTTATTTAAACACTATTAAATATTAATAGTTAAGATTAATGGATGATTATTCTATATTAGGTGTGAAACGCACTGATTCTATTGAATTTATAACAAAGAAATATAAGAAATTAGCTTTAAAGTGGCATCCAGATCGTAATAGACAGAATAAAGATTTCGCTGAAGAAAAGTTTAAGACTGTATCAGCTGCATATAATAATATAGTGAATAAGAAATCTAATCCTTTTCACACGTTTACCAGTTCTCCGAATGGTGAGTTTAATTTTGGAAATCTGTTTACTAAAATAAATGAATTCAAAGACTATTTTAAAGATGTAAATTATGAAGAACTATTATTGAATGTAATAGAAAAAGTGAATACGTTTGGCGAACCTAAACCGAAAAAAACTAAAACTGATAATTTATACATTAATGCTAATCTGGAATTATTTGATATTTATAATAATGTTAAGAAAACAATATATATTGATCGTTTAAGAAAATGTAGTGAATGTGTTAAATCTGATGATTCTGGTGTTAAGTGTAATACTTGCAACAACGCTAAATATATTAATATATCAATACCATTATCGTTTTATGGTAAATCTAAAACTATTATTTTAGATCAACAATCAGATTATAGTGTAAATAAAAAAGCAGGTGATATAGTTATAAATATTAATCCTAAAGAAAATGACAATTATCAAATTATCAACAACTATGATTTACTCTATTATTATTTAATGCATAATATAGATGATATTAATGATACTAAAAGTTTAGATATAACATTAAAGCATTTAGATAATAAAACATATAAATTTACTATATATAATCCAGTATTATATTATAAGTATAAAATAGAAAATATGGGACTACTTTATAATGATGAATCTTTTCCAGACCGTGGTAATCTATTTATTATATTAACACCATCATTTAAAACTGTTAATACATCTATTGAAAAAAATATAATATAATTATATAAATGAAAAAAGGTAAAATGAAAAAAAGCAAGCTTAAATTTAGGTCAACCCGGAAAAAAGGTGGTTCTTTAAAATATACATCTAAAAATATATATTTAATGGAGATTAAAAAACTTTTAAAAGATCCAAAGCTAAAACTTAAAAAGATAAATATAGTAAAAGCACGAAAATTGTATGAAACATTAAAAAAAGATAATTTTAATCAACTGTCTAAGAAAAATCATAAAATAGCATTAAACTATGATATAGAAATTTATAATCTTGAACACGATTACAATAATTTAGTATTAATTAGAACTTTATTAGAAAAAAGACCTGTT